GCGGCGGAACCTTTACCCCAGTGCCCCCGGGGATGTACTTGGCACGGTGCTACCGCATCGTTGACCTTGGCACACAAAAGAGCGAATACCTCGGCCAGATCAAGAATCTGCCAAAGGTGATGTTGCAGTTTGAGGTGCATGGCGAAGACGACGCAGGCAAACCATTGGTTACTTCAAAAAATGAACCGATGTCAATCAGCAAGAACTTCACGCTGTCATTGGCAGAGAAGGCAACCCTGCGAAAAGACCTACAGACTTGGCGCGGAAAAGAGTTCACTGCTGACGAGTTGCGTGGATTCCAAATTGACAATGTGCTTGGCGCTTGGGCCATGATTGCGATCACCAAGGCGGTGGGCAACAACGGCAAAGAGTACACCAACATTGCCAACATCAACTCGGTGCCCAAGGCCATGAAGGCGAACCTGCCTGAAGGCCACAACAAGTGCGCCGCGTTCTACATTGAAAGCCCAGATATGGATATGTTTGAGACCTTCAGTGACAACCTTCGCGCCAAGATCGAGCAGTCACCTGAGTGGCAGGCCCGTCAAGGCAATCAATCCGCCAAAGCCGCAAGTGCCTCCAAAGGTTCAGGCTTTGACGACATGGATGATGATATTCCGTTTTGATCTAGAAAGGGTATGATGGGCTTTTAGGAGCCTGCCATGAAAACCTGCTTTAAATGCAAAACCGTCAAGCCATTGAGTGATTTTTACAAACACAGTCAGATGGCTGACGGCCATGTCAACAAATGCAAGGAATGCAACAAAAATGATGTTACAGCCAACAGGAATCAGAATATTGAGAAGTTTCGCGCCTACGACAGGGAGAGGGCTAAAGAGCCAGAGCGCATCAAGGCGTCAAGAGAAATCATCCGAGCATGGAGGGATGAGGATTCCCGAAGGGTATTGGCTCACTCCAGCGTTGCAAGGGCAATTCGTAGAGGTGAACTGGTTCGACAGCCCTGTTGCCGATGCGGAGAGCAAAAGTCAGTCGCTCATCACGAGGATTACGACAAGCCTCTTGAAGTCGTCTGGCTTTGCCAGCCGTGCCACAAGCAACGGCACAAAGAATTGAAACAACCTTAAAGGAGAGTGGCAATGTTTATTTCAAAAAAAGAAAAAACCCAAATTCAAGAGGCGCTAAAAGCAATCTGTATGCGTCTTGAATATCTCAGTGATGAGTATCTTTATATCACTGGAAAAATGAAGGCGTTAGAGGGCGGAAAGACACCGCCCAAAAAGCCTCGAAAGCAATCAACAATGAGTGCAGAGGGCCGAGCAAGAATAGGTGCCGCAGTGAAGGCTTATCACGCAAAGAAAAAATTGGAGAAAGAAAATGCTACAAGCATCAGCACCACGAGCATCTGAGTCAAATCACTGGTACACCCGTGATGGGGTGCCAATGTACACCGTAGAGGCTAAGAAGGGGGGACAGCGCAATACAACCCTGCGCGACGCCCGCACAATGAACTTGGTGCCCAGTGTCACTACAATCCTCAACATCGCCGCAAAACCAGCCCTGCTTGCTTGGATGCAACAGCAAGTGTTGTATGCGGCGTTAACGCTTCCACGCCGCCCAGACGAGCCTGAAAAGGAATACATCGACCGAATCATCAACGATTCCAAAGAGCAGGGTCGTGCGGCGGCGGATGCGGGAACAGACATCCATGCATCGATACAAGGACACTATGAAGGACAGACAACAGGTAAGCACGCCGAGATGGTTGCCGCCTGCACGCAAGCAATTGACAACTGGGCTGGCCCACGCACATGGATCAGCGAACGAGCCTTTGCGCACGAGGCAGGCTTTGGGGGCAAATGCGACCTCTATTCTGAATCGGACGGCGGCTTTGTGGCTGACATCAAAACCAAAGAGTTTACCGACCCCGACAAGATTGGTGGATACGATGAGCATCTGATGCAGTTGGCCGCGTACCGCGTTGGCCTTGGCATTCCCACTGCACGGTGTGCCAATGTGTTTGTCTCGCGCAATGTGCCGGGTCTCGTGGTGGTCAAGGAATGGCCTCTCGAAGACCTAAACACAGGCTGGGAGATGTTCATGCACCTTCTGGCATTCTGGCAACTCAAGAACGACCACAAGTAATCATGGAAAAAATAGAAGCATTCAAAGCCAGCGATGGCTCTTTGTGGGAGAACAAGGACAAGGCCGAGCGCCATGAACTGTTCCTGCAAAAAGACATGATTGTTGAAGAGTTTCTCGACAACGACATCAATCCCTACAAGGCGCTGGCGCAACGATCAATTGCACGAACCACTATCATCAACTGGGAACTCTGGAAGAACAAAAATGCTGAGTGAAGAAACTATCAAACAAATATTTTTTTACTGCGATCTGCATGAACCCAACGCGGTTGTTGCAGATGATGTAGACATCGTTCAATTCGCAAATAAGATTGCGGCTTATGTTGAACCTATCATTGCCGCAAAGGAGCATCAACGATGCGTGAAGATCGTAAGCCATATGAACCTAGAGGTCTCCCGCTCGTTGGGAAATCAGAGGCCGAAATAGACGAAGCCTTGATGGATGCGTTCTCGGCGGGATTTGACGCTGGTGTCGAAGAGGCCCAGCGGCAGTTTATCCAAACGCAACTTCTCTTTATCACGCCAGCAGGAAACGCATGACAGACAAAGTGATACCGATACTGCCAGAACGCGCCTGCGGGGAATGCACGGCCTGTTGTGAGGGGTGGCTAAGTGGAGAGGCCCACGGCCACACCTTCCAGCCGGGGCGTCCCTGCTTCTACCTTGATAAGGGTTGCGGCATCTACGAGACCCGCCCAGAAGACCCCTGCCAGACCTACAAATGCGTCTGGCTGAAAGAGGACACGCTCCCCCTGTGGATGCGGCCAGACAGGTCTGGAGCCATCGTCACCGAGCGCGAAGTCGAGGGCATCAAGTATTGGGATGTCTCAGAGTGCGGCGAAACCTTGACCGCAGAGATGCTGTCGTGGCTGATCATGTACACCATCGACAACCAGACTAATCTTCAATGGCGCGTCAAAAGCGGTGCGCTAAAGATTGGGCAAGCCGATTTCCTTGAGCAATAAAAAAGCCCCCATTGCTGGGGGCCAAGGGTAGGAGAGTGGCAACTGCAACTACCGCATCAATGTTAACCCACCGTGAGCCTTCTGTGGCTCTTTTTTTGGTGCCCACGGGCCTTTGTTGCCAAAATAATCGTGGGCAATCCAGACAGGGATCATGCCAATGCTTCCAACGGCCCCTACGCCCTTTATAGCCAACGAGGCTGGGCTGGTAGGTGGTGCCATCGACGCGGTGTTTAGAGCGGCTTCTATAGTGCCTAAAACGGCTCCAGAATAGTCTCCCTTCTTGTACCGCTCAATTGCCTCATCGGTTGACAAGGTTGCACCAGCGGCACCCAGCACATTGCCAATGACTGGCAACTTCTCAGAGAACCTGCGGCCAGCCTCACGAGCGGCCATTGTTAAGCCACTTGGTTGAGCCGCCGCCGCTTCTTTGGCTGTCTGCTGTGCAGTTCTGGCGCTGATCTGGGCGGTCTCTAATTTGCCAGCATCAGACTTTGCTTGAGATGCGGCCTGCTGTCTGGCAGTGTTTGCTTTTCTTTTGGCTTCAGCCGCCCGCTCACCAGCAGAAATCTTAGACTTGCGGGCTTGCTCAACCCGCAGTTCTGCCATTTGACGCTGGCGGGCAAGATCAGCCTCTGCGGCCAGACGCTTGGCTTCCTCGGCTTGAGCGCGTGCGGCCTGCTCTGTGGCCTCTTGCGCTTGCCTTGCGGCCAATTCTTGCTCAAGTCGTGCGGCCTCTTGTGGGGGGAGGGCAAGTTGACCCGGCCCCGCCTCAGTTAACTTAAAGTCGCCCAGCCCCATGCTTTGCAACTTTTGCTTGGCGGCGGCGTTGGCATCAATAATTGCCTGACCGCCTTTGGGATTGTCCTTGCGCATATTCTCTGCCTGCGCGGCCAAAACCTCTGGAATGTCCTCACCCATCGCCCTGACCCAATTGGACGCACCAGAGGCTCCCTGCTTCGTTCTGGAGGCAATCTGCTCGGCGGTCTCTTCTGCGGCGGCTTCTACTGGTGGCAAATAAGTCTTAGGCAAACCCTTCAAGTTTTTTTGGGCTTCACGCAACTCATCTTCCATCAACTCTTTGCCCATCTTGCGCATATCAAACTCGCGCTGTAGGGAGTCAACATCAATTGGCTCTCGACCTGAAACAACTTTTCCAATTTCCCCAACTCTAGTTTGAGCCGCTCTGGCCGCATCTTTTGCCGCCTGCACCTGCTGGGGCGTTTTCTCGCCTTCGCCAACCAAATGTTTTTGAGGGTCTTGCAATATTTTTTCAAGTACGCCTTTGCCAAGACCCACACCTGCGGCGGCTGGAATCTCTGGGTTCTCAAGCGCCTTGGTCGCAATGTACTCACCAGAGTCAACGATTGCGCCCATGACTTTCTCAGTATTAGACTGCTCTGGCACAAGCGCAGGCAAAGCCCCGCCGCTGTCTGTTCTGGCTTTTGGCTCGTAGCCCTCAAAGGGGTCTTTGACTGACGGCTCTTTCTTTTCCGCTGGGGCGGCAGGCGTTCCTGACTCGAACGACGCAATCAAATCAGCAATTTTTTCTTCTGAACCTTTGGGGAAAGGGTCGGTGGTGCTTTGAAGACCAAGGTGTTGCGCCAGCCTGATCTTGTAATTCTCTCGCCCCTCTTCTGGATTTTCAGCCATCGCTGGCGCGTATTTGTCAATGAACGCGTTGGGGTTGTTCAGACCCTGCCGTTGCTTGGCGCGGATGTCTTGCATCAACGCACTGCGGCCAGCGTCTTTGTTTTCAAAAATGGCGAAGCCTCGGTCGTCAACTCCGATCTGACCTTTGTAGGTAAAGCCCTTGGGCCGCAGGTTCCCGGGGTTGTTGTTGTAGTCAGCGACCG